GTATAGGTGCGATATGCAAGGTCTTCCCACTCAATCTTTAACTTCTCATAGGTAAAGTATACCTTCAAGTTAGTTAAGTAAGTGGCAACAGTGTCTTCCAAGCCACTCCTATACCCATTCTTTCGTGCTACTTGCCTAGCACTATACGCTGACATATGGCATAATTCTAGGCTCTTTAGCCTTTGACATTGTTTGTGGTTTCTCTACTAGAGTTGACCAACATGTGAAACGAAAGTCACAGAAGGAACAACCTTTGCTTAATATCTTATTGCCTGTAGGTTTACCTCTAAACATTTCGTCTTCAGCTTCATAACATCTCTCAAACTTATTCTCATCAAGACGTTTAACCTTAGCCTTTATCTTAGTTATCTCATCATCTAAGTTTAAATCAGTGGCAGGTATATATTTAAAGTCTGCATTGTTTTTATTTATTACCCACCAACCACCTATCTTTTTATTAGATGCCTTCGCATAACCTGCTAGTTGTCCTATGTAACCAAAGGGATCACTCTCTTTAACTGAGTCAAGCGATCTAAACTTATTTGTGTATGACCAATTAGATGCTGACTTGATGTCATCAACTGCACCATCAATAGTTAAATCATACGTACCTTTGATACTAGTCTTGTCATCAATGTCTAATGACACTTCGCCTTCGTCATCTTTATAGTTTACCTTTGACTCTTTTAGTATACCTTTAAAGACTGCTTCCACGATATCCCCCAACATAAAATTCATTACTAGTTTAGCAGGGGGCTTCACTCGTGCTTCAGGTTTATTCTTTTGAAACCACAATTGGCAATAGGGCTTACCTATATTAGACATTCGCAAACGAAACTTTGTATCCTGTTCATCTTTGCTGAACTGTTTCTTTAATGCATCACGAATGTGTGACACAACCTGTTCAATTGTGTCATCACTCATGGTGGCAGTTCCCTTTATTGCCTTATCAAGATACCTATGTATCTTTAGTTCCTCAACTGAGTTCACTAAAAAGGTATCCCATCATCTACGTCAACAAGGTCTTTGACTATATCTTTATCAGAGGTAGTCAATGTGTCAGCAGGTTTAGCTTTCTCATTCCATGCATTGAATATGTAAGAATTATAATTCTCAATCCACTGCATAAAATTTGTAAAGTTATCTTGTGTGTCATCCTCTACGTCTAACATATCTTTGTTTAAAGATGCTGTCGGAAGGTAGTATGAATTACCATTAGGTAACTTTCTTTCTTCTGAACCTAACCCTACTGTGTACTGCACAGGAAGGTGCTTCCTACTTCCAATCTTTGAAATAGGTTCTCCCATTATTTTGAATGCATCTCTGTTGTCAACTTCCCATATGAATGGTAGGTTAGCAATCTCCATTGCATCATTCCCATCAGCATTAAGAACAGCCCCTGCTGATAGAGTTCCAATCAGTACCCTCACTCTCTTGATACTCTTCAAGAGGTCTTTAGTTTTTGGGGGCAGTGCTTGGTAATCCTTGACATACCCTGCAGGTTTACCACAGTTAAAGCCACCCATATTATCCTTGAGGTCAACGTTTAAGTTGTCTGCCATAATAGTCTTTACATAAAAACCTTTGCCTGACTCAGGCTTTACAAACTTCTTATACATAAACCTTTGTACGTAAGGTCTGATTGTAACTTCGTCAGAATAAAATACACTCTCACTAGCTAGATCATCTATCTTATAAGAACCACCATTGACTATAGCAGCCTGTGTTTTTTTACCCTTGACTTCAACCTCTCCCATAATAGGAGAGTGTTGTATCTTTAGACGAGCAAGTTGTGCTGTCTGTTTCTTTTGTGTCATGTCTACTCCCATGCCCATCTTCTGTGCCATATCAGCAAAGTTATTTGTATCTATATTCATATATATAAACTCCTTTTGTTTTAAGTGTTCTAGTTATATCAGCTAACATCCTTTGTGTCAAGCCAATTATTGCCTATTTTTGCTTCTAATACTAATGGTACATTTAAATCTATTTTGAACTGTTTGTCAACAAGTGTTTTCAATTTATCATTAGTATTTCTTATTACACCAAGTACTGAATCAATCTCATCAGGGTGTACATCTATTACAATACTATCGTGTACTGTATTTACTATACAGGATTGCATATCTTGCAGTTGTTTCTCTATCTCTAGCAGAGTAATAGGAACTATATCTGCTGTAGCAAAACTCTGTACAGGAAAGTTCTTTATCTGTGTGAAGTGAGTAGGTGTACCATTAAACCTTCTCTGAACATCAGGAAAAGCAAATGATCTACCTGATGGTGTCGTAATCCTACCTTCATTCAGAGCTTCCGTAGCCAATCTGGAATGCCAAGATGCGATTCCTTTGTACTTTTGCGTGAACTGTTTGTAATACGTTGCTTCAGCAACCGACCTCCCAAACCCTGTAGCTCCGTAGAGTGGGGCGAACGTGTGGGCTTTTGCTTCTTGCCTACTAATCTTCTGACCACCCTCAGTAATAACTTTGGCAGTGTAGTTATGTACGTCAAATCCATTATCTATCTCCTTCATTGCTACTTCATCTTGTGACAAATATGCAGCAGTCCTAAACTCTAATTGTGCAAAGTCTGCTTCAAGTATCTTGCCACCTTCCCATCGTGAAACAAATACTTTCTTTACAGGAAACGTACCACCTCGTGGCATATTCTGCATGTTAGGGTCTGCTCCACTAAACCTGCCTGTCGCTGTGCGATGCTGTAATAATCTAACGTGTAGCTTTCCGTCAGACTTTAGGTTAGATGCTATACCTTCAACGAATGAAGAGAGATAACTATCTAAGGCAGATAATCTAATTACTTTCTCTAAGAAGTTCTCTGCTCTGTGCATCTCCTTCTGTCTAGCTACAGACTTTAGATACATCAAGCTAGTCTTACTTGTAGTAAAACCATTTGCAGATATCCACTTGGCATTAGGTGGTGTAAACCCCATACCTGCCATCTCAGATGTCGGCATAAACTTATATCCTAGTGTATTACATTCTATACATCTATTCTCGTTTGCATAAGGTGTGCCATTCTTTCTTGTCTTTCTTATTCTTCCATGACCATTACATACATGACACTGTATAGCTTTAGTTTTTCTAAGTATGTCTGCTTTATCTCTAACCTCTCTACGGAAGTCTTCCTTTGGCATGTGTGCATTAAATGTCATAACCCAATCGTGTTTATCCTTTGGTTTTCTAGAATAAATTAGCCAAGATAATTGTTCAGGACTATTTAAATTAACAGGTGTGTCACCCATAAAATGTCTAGTCTCTTTATATAACTCTGTCTCTATCTCTTTCTTTTCTCTAGTAAAATCAGTACGGACATTGTTAAGTCCATTAGTATCAACACTAAAACCAACCCTATAAATCCTAGCCAAACAAAGGGATACATTATTAGTAAGATTAATAGTGTTAAAAAGATGAGCATATCTTTGGGTAGATAACTTCTTATATATTTCATTGGCTAACTCCTGTGTTGCATGTAAATCTGCTGAAAGATATTCAGATAATTCATCAGGTGGTATGTCTGCCACACTGTATCCCTTCTTAAAGTATTCTTTTAATGTATCTTGTTTCTTTGTGTCAAGATTATATCTCTCTGCACACATCTCTAATGATAGTGGTTGCTTCTGTCCTTCTTGTAAGATGTACTCTCCTAACATCGTATCAAACACATCTCCTTCATACTTAAAGTTAGACTCCCATAGCCACATTAAATCGTGTACAATATTATGTCCAATCAATACTGTAGCTTCATCAAGTAATGATTGTATCTTATTAAATACATTCTCTTCATTCATTCTATATAGATACTCTTGTCCATGCTCCGTCAGTATACCTACCATAACCAATTCATTCTTCTCTTCAAAGGGGTCAAGGTGTAACTTACCATCACGAGTTTGAACAGTGTTCTCTACATCAATTGTTATCTTCATAGACTCTCCTTATGTTTAGTCATATATATGACAGCTTTTTTAAGTATTGTCAAGTTATCTTTGAACCCACCTAAACCTACGTTGCAATGGTGGCACAACCAACCTCTGAATGTGCCTGTATCATGGCAATGATCTAACACCCAATTCTGTAAACGTGGTTGATTATATTTACCAATCTCCTCTATATCTCTGTCGCATACAGGACATTTATAATCGTCATCAGGATATGGATGCTGTCGTTTTAACCTCTTTACTAAGTTAGATTGGTTTCTCATGCAAGTTCTGCATGTCCTTTTAATCTCTGTAGGTTTATCACTAGCATAGTTCATAGCAATAAATTGGTCTACAGGCTGTCGTGTGTTGCATTTAATGCATACAAGAGTATCTTCAACAACTATTTTCTCTTTTATTTTACGACCGAATAAATCTATCATGCGTTGTACCTAGCTAATAAGTAATCTAACTCACAGTGTACACTACCATGCCAACCTGATAATTTATTCTTGACAATGTTAAGATGTCTTTGTGCGTCCTCTTCATCTTGTCCTTCTACTTGTGGGTTCTTGGCTATCAGTATCATTAGATCAGCTTCAGCTGCCTTACCTGTACGTGACCCTTCCATCATACTTTGATTAAGTAT